CTGACCGCAACCGACGCCAGCCTGGGCCGCCTGCGGTTCGACGCGCGCAAATGGGCGGCCTCCAAGCTCGCGCCCAAGGTCTACGGCGACAAGGTCGCGCTGACCGGCGGCTCGGAAGGCGACGCGCCGATCAAGACGCAGCTCTCGGTCAAGTTTGTCTGACGCCATCCAGATCCCCGAGGCCTTCAAGCCGCTGTTCCAGACCGGCTGGCGAGACCTGGCGTTCTACGGCGGGCGGGGCGGGGCGAAGTCTCACTCGGTCGCCGGCGCGCTGGTGATCCAGGCCGCGCAATCGCCGCGGCGCATCGTCTGCGCCCGCGAGATACAGGACAGCCTGAAGGACAGCGTCAAGCAGCTCATCGAAGACAAGATCAGCGACTACGGGCTGGAGGATCACTTCGAGGCCCTGAAGGACGAGACGCGGGCCAAAAATGGCGGGCGGTTCATCTACAAGGGCCTGTGGCGCAACCCGGACGCGATCAAGTCGCTGGAGGGCGCCGACGATCTGTGGGTCGAAGAGGCCAACCGCGTGTCGGCCCGGTCGATCCGTCTGGTGCGCCCGACGATGCGCAAGCCCGGCTCTCGCATGATCTGGACCTGGAACCCGGAGTTCGACCACGATCCGGTTGACCAGTTGTTTCGAGGCCCAGCCGGCCCGCCGCCGCAGTCCTACGTTCGCGAGGTCTCCTGGCGCGACAATCCGTGGTTCGACGCCACGCCCCTGCGACAGGAGATGGAGCACGACTACGCCCGCGATCCGATCATGGCCGAGCACGTCTGGGGCGGCGGCTACATCACGGCCATCGAAGGCGCCTATTTCGCCGCGGGCCTCGGTCGCGCCAAGGAAGACGGCCGCATCAGCGTGCTCGCGCCTGATCCGGTCATCCGCCGCCGGGCCTATTGGGACATCGGCGTGGCGGACTCGACGGCCATCTGGATCGTCCAGTTTGTCGGCCGCGAGCTGTGGTTCCTCGACTACATCGAAGGCCAGGGGCAGCCGCTCGGCTACTACCTCAACGAACTGCGCCGGCGCGGCCATGACGGCGCGCTCTGCGTCCTGCCTCACGACGGCGTGCAGCGGGACAACCTGACCGCCCTGTCGTTCGAGGACCATGTGAAGGCCGGCGGCTTCGAGACGCGGGTCATCAAGAACCAGGGCAAGGGCGCGGCCATGATGCGCGTGGAAGCCGCCCGCCGGCTGTTCGACGCCATGTGGTTCGACGAGGAGAAGTGCCGTGACGGCCTGAAGGCCCTGGCGGCCTATCACGAGCGCCGGGACGCCAACCGGAACGTCGGCCTGGGGCCTGAGCACGATTGGGCGTCTCACGGGGCCGATGCGTTCGGTCTGGCCGCCCTGGACTACGAGGCCCCGAGCGTCCGGCCCGACAAGCCGCTCGTCCTCCCGTCGTTCGGCGCGGTCTAACCCGCACGGCGCAAACCGCCCGCACACTGTCGGCCATGCAGCAGACCGACGCCGCCCTGACCGATGACGACTTCCTGGCCCTCGTCCAATCCGAGCGTCACCAGTCCATCGGCTTCGACAACGACGATGAGCTGGCCGCCAACCGCGAAATGGCGCTGGAGTATCGCAAGGGCGAGATGTCGGACATTCCGACCCTGCCCAACCGATCGCGCGTCGTCTCCACCGACATCGCCGACGCCATCGAGACCGTAAAGCCCGACCTGATGGACGTGCTGGCCGGCGGCGACGACCCGGTCGCTTTCCGCCCGGTGAGCGAGGACGACGAAGAGGCCGCCCAGCAGGAGACCGACTTCGTCTCCCACGTCCTGTTCAACGAGAACGACGGCTGGTCGATCCTCAACGCCCACATCGACGACGCCCTGACCTGCAAGCTCGGCGTCTTCAAGGTCTGGGTCGAACCCTACGAGCAGGTGCAGGAGCAGCGATACGAGGGGCAGGGGGAGCTTGCGGTCATCGCGACCGAGCAGGAAGGCGCGGAAATCACCGACCTGACACCCTCGGCCATCCCGTCGCCGGACGGCTCGCCGCTGTTCGACTTCACCGCCCGCCAGATCGTGCCGCGCAACCGCGTCAAGGTGGACACCGTCGCGCCGGAGGATTTCACCTTCAGCCGCGACGCCGTTCGCATCTGCGACGCCACCTATGTCGCCATGCGGACCCGGCCGCGCGCCCAGGATCTGATCGCCGACGGCTACGACCCCGACCTTGTGGCCGACCTGCCGGCCTATGGGTCGCCGGAGAACGACACGCTGGAGCAGGCGCGCGACACCGCGGGCGAGCACGACGACGGCACGAACAACATCGCCAACCTGCACAACCTGCATCAGGTCGAGGTCGTCGAGCACTACATCCGGGTGGACAGCGACGGCGACGGCAAGCCGGAGCTTTGGTGCGTCGTCACCGGCGGCGACGAGTCGATCCTGCTGAAGCGCGAGAAGGTGAACCGCATCCCGTTCGCGGTCTCGACGCCGTTTCCGGTGGCGCACCGCCTGGTCGGCTTCTCACTCGCCGACAAGCTGTTCGAAATCCAGCGCATCAAGACCGTGCTGTGGCGGATGCTGCTCGACAGCGGCTATTTCGCCCTCAATCAGCGATACGAGGTCGCCGAAGACCGGGCCAACGCCAACACCATCCCCGACCTGCTGAACAACGTGCCTGGCGCGCCGATCCGGTCGAGGAACGCCGATGCGGTGCGGCCGGTGGGCAGCGCGGGCGTCAGCTTCGACATTCCGGGCGCCATCGAGGCCGTGGCGGTCATGGCCGAACAGCGCACCGGCGTGGTCCGCAACGCGCAAGGCCTGAACCCGGACACCCTGCACGAGACGGCGAAGGGCATGGAGCGGCTCTACAGCGCCGCCCAGAAGCGCACCCGCATGATCGCCCGCGTTTTTGCCGAGACCGGCGTCAAGGCGCTCTATCTGCTCATCCACGACATCGCCCGCGAGGCCGGTTCGATGGCCGGCAAGGTCCGGCTGCGGGGCCAGTGGCAGGAGATGGACCCGTCGCAGTTCGCCTCGCGCTCCGATCTGACCGTGAAGGTGGGCGTGGGCGCCGGCGGGCGTGAGATGGAGCTTGCGGGCCTGCAACTGATCGCCCAGACGCAGGAGAAGCTGGTGCAGCTCCAGGGCGGGCCGTCTGGTCTGTTCATCCAGCCCAAGAACCTGCACGCCACCGCTGTCGCCATGGCCGAGCGTCTGGGCGTGGGCTCGCCGGATCGCTTCTTCGCCGACCCTGCCACCGCCCCGCAACCCGGTCCCCCGCCGCCCGATCCCGACATGGTGAAGGTGCAGACCGAGGCCGAACTGAAGCGGTATCAGATCGAGCAGGAAACCCAGCTCAAGCGCGAGCAGCTCGCCGCCGAGATGACCCTGAAGCGGGAACAGATGGCGATGGAGATGGCGCTCAAGCAGTCCGTCGTCGGCGGCGCCATGCCATCGCTCGGCAACGTCCAGCTTGGGGGTGATCCCGGATGACGACATACACCGACGACGAGACCCAAGCCCTTCACATCGCAGGCCAGGCCGCTTTCGAGCTGCGCCAGACCGAAGCCGCGTTTGAGGAGTTGCGGGCCGAACTTACCGCCGGCCTTCTGGCGTCGAAGGTCGAGGAGCGAGAGAACCGCGAGGAGGCGTATCGCATGATCCGGGCGCTCGACCTCGTGCGCGGCAAGCTGGAGAAGCGCGTGCAGGACGGTCAGGTGGCGGAGCACAACGCCGAAATGCGCGCCCTGCTGGACGGCAGAAGGCGGCCGCCCTGGCCGCGCCGGCGCGGCAGACCCTGGTGAAGGTGCTGGCCGAATCGATCGCCACCATGGGCGCCGCCCTGGCGGCCGACCAGGTCCGCGGCTACTACACCGAGAACCTGCGCTTCCATTGGCTGATCGTCGAAGCGGCCGGCAACCAGGCCCTCAAGGACAGCTACCGCGAGCTGGTCCAGAAGCTCCACCTGTCCCGCCTGCGCAGCCTCTCGCGCGGCCTGGCGATGCGGTCCTCGATCCAGGAGCACCAGCAGATCGTGCAGGCCATCGAAGCCGGCGACCCGGCGGCTGCCCGCGCCCTGCTGGCCCGCCATGTGGGCGACGCCCACCGCCGCCTGTCGGCCGATCCGGCGCCGGGTCCGGCCTGAGCCGCACCCGCAGGACCCCCGACACCGAACCCTGAATCTTCCCGAGACCCGTCCGTTTCCCTTCCAGATCAGCAACACCCAGGAGACCAAGATGAAGCGACGCACCCTCTTGCAATCGGCTCCCCTGCTGCTGGCCCCGAGCCTGGCACCCGGCCTGGCCCAGGCCCAGCAGTACCCGGCCAAGACCATCCGCTATATCGTGCCGGTGGCCGCCGGCGGCGGCTGCGACATGATCGGCCGCAACCTCTGCGAGCGCCTGTCCAAGGTGCTGGGCCAGTCGATGGTGGTGGACAACATCGGCGGCGGCGGCG